CACTACCCGGGCTATCCCGGGTGCGCGATGGACAAGCGCGAGTACGTCCAGATGGCCAATCCGGCCGCCGGCCGCCGAATCACCTGGGACTACCTCGAATCCGAGCGCCAGGCGCTGCCGCCGACGCAGTACGGCCGCGAGCGCCTCGGCTGGCACGACAAGCCTGACATCGCTGACGGCCCGCTGATCTCGGCCGACGCCTGGAAGGCGTTGACGGACCCCGAGTCCACGCCCGTCGATCCGGTGTCCTTCGGCGTCTACGTCAACCGTGACCGCACCCGGGCGGCGATCGGGGTGGCGGCCTACCGCGCCGACGGCCTGGTGCACGTCGGCATCGTGCCGGCGGCGCAGGGCAAGTCCGTGGAATCGCTACCGGGCACCGGCTGGATCCCCGGCCGGGTCAAGGAATTGTTCGACCGCTGGAAGCCATGCGCCACGGTGATCGACGACAAGTCGGCTGCGGCCTCACTGATCACGGCCATCGAGGAATCTGGCGTCGAAGTGGCGACGACGTCGGCGACCGACATGGCCAAGGCGTGCGGCAACTTCTATGAGTTCGTCACCGAGTCGAAGCTGCGTCACCAGGGTTCGGCTGCGCTGGCCGCTTCGGTGACCGCGGGCAAGCGCCGCGACCTGATGGATTCCTGGGCCTGGGATCGCAAGGACACCAGCTCGGACATCACCCAGCTCGTCGCGGTGACGCTCGCGCTCCACGGGCTGCTCGTGCACGGCCGACCACAAGAGACAGAGGTTTGGGGATTCTTCACATGAGCGCACTGCGAGTAGTGTTCACCGCCACCATCGCGGTGGTTTTGGTGGCCATTGCCCTTGTGGTCGCCGGTGTGGCGGTCCTCGCGGGCGCCGGATGGGCGTTGATCGCGGCCGGTGGACTGGTTGGCGTGAGCGCGGTCGCATCGGCCTACGCGCTGCTGCATGAGGATCGGCCTACCTCGTGAGCCTGCTCAAGCGCCTGACGGGCGACTTGGAGCGGATGAGCCTCGACGAATATGTCGGCCAGCTCAACTCATTCGCCTACCAGGGCATGGCCTACCAGTACGGCAGCCTGACGCAGGGCATCCAGCAGACACTCAACGGGCAGGCCACTGAACTGGCGCCCAACAACTTCGTCGGGCTGGCGTCTCAGGCATATGCCGCCAACGGCGTGGTCTTCGCCTGCATGATGGTGCGCCAGTTGGTGTTCTCCAGCGTGCGGTTCCGCTGGCAGCGGCTGCGCAACGGCAAGCCGTCGGACACCTTCGGCAACCTCGACCTGGAGCTGCTCGAGCGGCCGTGGGTCGGCGGTACGACGCAGGATCTGCTGTCGCGGATGATTCAGGACGCCGACCTGTGCGGCAACTCCTACTGGACCGTGCAGGGCGGCGAGTTGGTGCACATGCGGCCCGACTGGGTCGATGTGGTGGTCGAGCCCCGCACCCTGCGTGACGGTCGTGGCCAGATCGGTTGGCGGAAGGTCGGTTACCTCTACACCGAGGGTGGCAGCCAGTCTGGCAACGATCCTGTGGGGCTACTCGCCGACGAGGTAGCGCACTTCGCGCCGATCCCCGATCCGCTGGCCTGTTACCGCGGGATGTCGTGGCTGACGCCAATCCTGCGCGAGATCCAGGCCGACCAGGCGATGACGACTCATCAGCGCAGATTCTTTGACAACGCCGCAACGCCGAACATGGTAGTTCGCCACTTCGCTGGCGCCCCTGGTATCCAGGGCGCCACCCAGGCGTCGGTTGCCAAGTGGGTCGAGGAGTTCGAGTCCAAGTACGGCGGGGTCAACAACGCCTGGAAGACGCTGCAGCTCTACCCTGGCGCCGATGTGACCGTCGTCGGATCAAATCTCAAGGACATCGACTTCCGCGAGGTGCGCGGCGGCGGCGAGACGCGCATCGCCGCGGCGGCCGGCGTCCCGCCGGTCATCGTCGGCCTGTCCGAGGGCCTGGCCGCGGCGACCTACTCGAACTACGGGCAGGCCCGCCGACGCCTGGCCGACGGCACCGCACATCCGCTGTGGCAGAACATGGCCGGGTCGATGGAGCACCTGCTCACCTCGCCAGGGTCCGATGTGCGGCTGTGGTACGACTCCGACGACGTGCCGTTCCTGCGCGAGGACGAGAAGGACGCCGCCGACATCCAGCAGGTCCGCGCGGCCACCATCAACACGCTGATCACCGCCGGTTACGAGCCCGACTCAGTGGTCGCCGCCGTCGAGGCCAACGACTTCGGCGGCCTGCTCAAGCACACCGGCCTGACAAGCGTGCAGCTACTCGCACCCGGTGCCAGCCCGACGCCGGCTGATAACAGCACTGGAGGTTCCAATGGCAACGGATAAGCGGCCACCGCTGGAAGGGCTGCGCGAGGCACCGTTCTCGGTTGTGCGCGCCGACAGCGCGGGCGACGGCATGACCCTCGACGGCTGGGGCGCGGTGTTCAACCGCATGACCGTCATCGACAGCTACGTGGGCCGGTTCCGCGAGCAGATCGCGCCGGGCGCAATGAAGCGTTCGTTCAAGGAGACCCCGCCGAAGATCCAGTTCGACCACGGCCGCCATCCCTCGATCGGGTCCATCCCGATCGCCAAGCTCGAGCGGATCGCTGAAGAGGTCGACCCAGTGCTCGCCCCCGAGGGCGGCGCGCACATCGTGGGCCGGTTCCTCGACCATCCGCTGGTCGACCTGGTACGCCAGGCGATCGATGCCGAGGCGATCAACGGAATGTCGTTCCGCTTCAGCGTGGTTCAGGAGGCGTGGACGCGCGCCGACGGGTCACCGATCAAGGACGACCGCGCGCTGATGCAGGAACTGGATCGCACCTACGGCCAGCCCGAAGAGGAACTGGTCATCCGCACGCTGCGCCAGGTGAAGGTGCCCGAGATGGGTCCGGTCGTCTGGCCGGCCTACGCCGACACCAGCGTCAGCGCCCGGTCCGTGATCGACCTGGGAGCCTTGCGCCGCGGCGACACCGAACAGCGCCGCCGCCTCGCCGAGGCCATGCTCGTCGCCGACATGGCCGCCCGCGACAACACCACCGAAGAGACTTCAGCCCACGAGGACGACGACGCGCAGCGAGACACCGACCAGGTAGTCGAGCACGCCGAGGAATCCGACGACGCGCAGCGATCCACAACGGATGCGGATGTAGGTGAGCGCACGTCGAAGAAGCGCGGAATGCGAGACATCGACCTGATTCTCCGCAACCAGCGCGACGACCTGCTCAAGCGCAGGTAACTCACCCCACCCCATCACAGCCCCAACCCGACCCGGGTTCGGGGCCAGATCCCGTTAAGGAGAAACGCCGTCATGAGTGACGACACTACCGAAGAGCGGAAGTCCGCTCCGACCCTGACCCACTCGCAGGCCATCAAGCGGATGGACGAGATCCACGCCCGCATGGAGGAGATCGGCGAGCAGGAGTCCATCAGCGCCGAGGACCGCAGCGAGTTCGACGGCCTCAAGGGCGAGTTCGATCAGCTCCGCGAGCACGCCGAGCGCCTCGAGGTCGCCGCCGAGCTGGCCGCCGTCCGCTCGTCGGCCCCCAAGGGCAAGCGGCGCCTGCGCGTCGAGGCCGGCTCTTCGCAGGGCAGCCGCGACGACTACGACCGCGACTCGATCCTCGAGCCCGACAGCATCGAGGACTGCCGCTTCCGCAACCCGTGGGATCTCTCGGAGGTCCGCACCTTCGGCCGCGAGGGCGGCGAGGTGGCCGGCGAGCTGCGCGCCCGCGCACTGTCGGCCATCGAGAAGATGCAGTGCGCCTCGGACAACGTCCGTTCGGCCGCCACGAAGATCCTCGAGGAGTTTGACACCGTCGACAGCAAGCTGGCCCGGCAGGTGCTCGTCACCTCCAGCCCGGCCTACCTGCGGGCGTGGTCGAAGATGGCCCGCAACGCCCAGCACACCCTGTCGGCCGACGAGGTGCGGGCGATCAACGAGGTCAACCAGTTCCGCGCGATGTCGCTGACCGACAACGCCGGTGGCTACCTGGTGCCGTTCCAGCTCGACCCGACGGTGATCATCACCAGCGCGGGCAGCCGCAACGACATCCGCCAGGCCGCCCGTCAGGTCGTCGCCACCGGTGACACCTGGAACGGCGTGTCATCGGGTGCGGTGTCGTGGTCGTGGGACGCGGAAGCCGCTCAGGTCTCCGACGATTCGACCACGTTCGCTCAGCCGTCCATCCCCGTCTACAAGGCTGCCGGCTTCGTGCCGATCAGCGTGGAGGCGCTGCAGGACGAGCAGAACGTGGCGATGGAGGTCGCCAAGCTGCTGGCGTTCGGCAAGGACAGCCTCGAGGCCGCGGCGTTCGCCACCGGCTCGGGCACCGGCCAGCCCACCGGCATCGTGACCGCACTGGCGGGCACCAGCTCCGAGATCAACGCCGCCGCTGACGACACCTTCGCCATCGGCGACGTCTACACCGTGCAGGGCACCCTGGCGGCCCGCTACCGGCCGCAGGCGTCCTGGCTGGCGAACAACCTGATCTACAACAAGATCCGGCAGTTCGACACCAGCGGCGGCGCCGGGTTCTGGACGAACCTGAACAACGACCGGCCCCCGCTGCTGCTGGGCAAGCCGGCTCTCGAGGCCGAGGCGATGGACGGAACCATCACCACGTCGGGCGCGGTGTCCAACTTCGTCCTGGTGTTCGGCGACTTCTCGAACTACGTGATCGCGGATCGGATCGGCATGACCGTCGATTTCATCCCGCACCTGTTCGGCACCGCCAACGGCCGCCCGACCGGGCAGTCCGGCTGGTACGCGCACTACCGCGTCGGCGCCGACTCGGTGAACGACAGCGCGTTCGTGCTGCTGGACGTTCCGAGCGCCAGCTAGTTCCACCTGATGCAGGAAGCGGCCCCGGTCACCTCTCGCCGGGGCCGCTTCCCTTCAGCCCACCCACATCTTTCGAAAGGGGCCACCAGTGGCCGAGTACTACCGCGTGCGTGAGGCGTTTGCCGTCGGCAACCGCGTGTGCACCGCCGGCGAGATCCTGTCGTCGGAAGATCCGATCCTGAAGGGCCGCGAGCAGTTCTGCGAGCCGATCGCCGCCTACGTCGCGCGTTCGACCGCGGCCGTGGAGACCGCGTCCGCAGCGCCCGGCGAGGTGCGCTCGATTGCCCGGCCTCACAAGAGAAGTGGTCCCAAGAAGGCCGCTCAGCCCGCCACCC